ACCCTCGTTACACCGCCACTTTGTCCAGATGTAGGAATATACGATGTAGCGTAACTGCCTTGTTCTAATTGTGCTCCGAATATATCCATATTAACAATATTGTTTAAATCAAGAAAACTTTCGACAGATGTTATTGAAGTTCCATTTACAGAAGTAACATCAAACCTTTGCCAATCACTTGTTAAAGTCATTGTTTGTGTTGTAGCCGCATTTCCAGATAACCTTATATTCATATCAAAACTTCCACTACCTTTTGCATAAATACTAAAAGTCCAAGTTGCATTTGTAGCTGAAAATGAGATTGAACTATAAAGTAGATTATCTGTATTTGATACATTTAATTTTGAAGCATTTAAATATCCGCTTGGACTTACCGAATTATTATCAGTAACACTAAAAGAAGTTCCAAATTTAGACCAAAATGAATTTTCAAATGCTTCCGAATGAGGTAATAAATTAGTCCTCGTTGGCTCTAACAATAAAGCACCTTTAGCATCATTACTAAAGTCTATTCTTGGTTCTCCACTACCAACTGTTTCAATTAAACCAGCTTTGTTTACAACCGTAGCACTTGATGCTCTTGTAAAGTCAAATGGTAAAGGCTTAAAGTTTCCATTTTCTGAATTGTAAGCTAACAAAGAATCTTCTTTTGTTGCCCAATTTCCGTTTCCTAAATTTAGTGTTTCACTCATATCTTATTTTATTGAATATTGTTGTCCGTTAGCTAAATCTGTAAAAGATGTCCAAGAGGTTATTTTTTCTAAATCTGAATCGTTTAATGCTGAATCGAAGTATTGTATTTGTTTTGCTGAACCGTAGAAAGGACTTCCTCCAGTACCTCTGTCAAAATTTAATTTATTTAAAGTATTTGCATTAAAAACTATTCCAGAATTATCTGTTGAAACCTTAAAGCCATTAACCCAAAGTGCAAAATCATTTTGCTTATACTTAACACCCATTTTAATAAAATCTTTTGAATCTGATAAAGTGTAAGTCATTAATGTTTGAGCTACATTACCAACTTTTATTTCAGTAAAAATAGTATTTAATGAATCATTATATCCAAGAGTTATCCTATTAGAGCCATCTAAAGCAAGAGAAATTTCTCTAAATACTGAATCATCATTATCCAAAGCACTTATCTCCGCCATTAAAACACCCTCTGAATCATTAAACGTAGAAGCATCTCCAGCACCGTTAGCAGTTTCAGCTACACGAGTAACTGCTGAACCGCTTGTTGGTATGTAAGAAGTTTTGTGAGAATTCTGTTCAAATTGAGAACCCCAAACATAAACATCTGCATTTGTATTTCCAACTATATTAAGGTCAAAACCATTAGGAATTTCATTAAATGATATAGATGAACCAGAATAACCAGTACTTCCATTTGATGTTGCAGTAATATAAACTCTATACCATCCGTTACCATAATTATCTATTCCGTAATCATTAAGATTATTATTGTGAGTTATAACTCCATTATGTACATCAACAACAATACCACTATCAGACAAAAAACCTCCTCCAAACTTCAATTGAAAGTATTTCCAATCAGCAATACCATTTCCTCTTTTTATAAATACACTTGATGTGTAATCAAGTCCACTTGTTACTGATAATAAATCATAAACAGTATGGTCTCCAGTATCTGAAGTCATAACTATTTTACCAGCATTTAGTGTTCCATCTGGAGAAATAGACGAGTTGTTAGATTGAGTAGTTCTTAAACTATTCCATTGGGTAAAATCACTTGAATATGGAGTAATGTTTGTAGAACTTGGCTCTAATAAATGACTTGGACATCCATTTACAACACCATCAATTAAAGGATAGTTTAATCTTGATTTACCAACTGCAACTGTTTCAATTAGTCCATCTTTATTTATTCTTGTAGCTGCTGAATTTCTTGAAAAAGTGAAATCCCCTACACCATCTGCTGGTAATACGGAATACAACTTGCTTCCTTGCGTTGCTGGTATTAGTGCTAATTTTGGTTTTGCCATTATCTTTGTTTTATATGTGTTTTAATCCTATTGTATGTATTGTATCTGCTAAACATTTAACTGCTTCTACTTCTTGCCTATCATTCATATTGAATTGCCCTTGTATCATATCAGTAGATGTACCTATTGAAGATGCAGTATCAATTGTGTTTCCCCACCAAGTACTATTATAAATTTCATTTGCCATTTGCTTTCTCTTTTAAATACTTTTCTAATTTAACAACGTTTACTGCTTTCGGTTTATATCCCATTATATTACCCAATTTGAACCACCTACATTTTTAGTTGGATATACATCCGAATCTACATTTTGATTGTACTCTGGGAACTTTGAAGTATCAAAGCAAATAAAATCTACAAATCTTCTTGTGTAATGTTCTGCAAATTCTCTTTCTTTTTGTACTAAAAAATCAACTTCATCTTTAGAAGCAGTTTCAGAGTTTTCAGAAGAATGTTTAAATATTCCGCCCGATTTAACTTGATACGCTGCAAATGGAAGGTAATCAACCATAGCATAGTGTATTAACATAGGTTGTATATATTCTGTAACCAACGTTAAATAATCTCCAGTTAAAGTACCAGCTATAATGTCAGCAGATATTTTATCGTATAATTTGCTTCCTAAATAGTTTTGTATGTGTATCTCTTGTGAAATCTTTACGTATTGTATAAACAAATCAGTATCAACATTACCATCTATGATAGTGTTCTTTACTAAATCCGTTCTACTTATAAATAATGCAGTTGCCATATCTTATTTTTTATCTTGGTGTTGTCCAGTTTCCTCTACCATCCTTAAAACCTCTGTCTTGCATATCTCTTGGTCTTTTTGCAACATCTTTTGCGTTTACCTCTGGTTTAAATCCTTCTTTTTTTGCTTTGTTTACGCTTACCTCAGAGTTTGGGTTTTTAGCATCAGCAGTTCCGCCTTTTCTTTTTGACCTATATGTCTTTCGCATCCAAAAATGAGAGCAAGAACCACCACCTTTATAAAGCCAAATATCATAGGTATCAGCACCGCCTAAACCCCAACCAGCATTAACTGCTTTTTTACTCATCATGTCTATATCTTCTTTACGATATATCTTTTTAGCCTTAACCATTTTCTTGCAAAAATCTCTACTATTAGCACTTGCAGTTAAAGGTGCATATTGGTATCTTACTTTGAATTTAAAACCTTTTGCTTCTCCATCTTGTTTGCTCTTTGCATTTGGTCTTGCAGTTCCAGTAGTAACAAAATTGTACATTTTAGACAATGCAGATAATTTTGGATTGTTTAGCTTTTCTAATTCCTCATTTAAAGAATCTTCTTCATCATAATCTACCTTTCTTTCGTCTATTAATTCCCAATCTTCTAAATCTTCATCTTCTCCAAACTCTTCTAAATCAGAAGCCATTTTAGACATTTTAACACCTGTTTCTTCTTCTCTTGTTTCTTCTGATTTTACATTATCTAAATCAATAAATTGTAATGGTTGTAAGGTCTTAAAGTATAGGTTTAAGCTAATTCCATTAAACGCTAGTATCTTATCAAGTGCATCTGTTAAAAGTTCTTGAAATGGATTGATTACAATGTTTTGCATCAATATAGAGGCATTTTTTAGTTCATCGGCATTATTCCCAAAACCTGTATTATCTTTAATACCTAATAGCATTGGAGACACAATTCTGTGGCTCATCATTATCTTGCTTTGTGCTTCACCAGAAATAAATTCGTAAGTGGAATGTGCATCAGAGATTTGAACTGGTGTAATGTCTGCTTGTGATTCTTTTGAATCGTTAAAAGCAATTATCAGCTTACCAGCTGAATTTGTTCCTTGAAATTTAGATACTATTTTGTTTTCAATTAATGTTTGTGCCTCTTCGTCTGGGACTCCATTATTAAAATTAATTAAGGATGCTGGTGCAAAAGAATTTTTTACGTTATTAACGTGAAAGTTCGCAATTTCCTCTTCAATCTCACTAAAGCTAATCCCAGAAATATAGTCTGGTGTGCTATAATAATACATCCCAGCTTCATAAGGTTTAACATATAAAATCTCTATAGGTTTTGGACTCTCAGAAACACCAAACGCTGGAATCCTTAAAGGTTGTTCACTTGGTTTTATATTAACCCAATCTGGATGATAATAATATGCTTGTACTTGTTTATCGTCTGCACTACATTTCTCTGCTCTTAGTGTTTCAATTGGCAAGTGTTCAACCTTTTCAATTGTTTTTTTATTTTTTGAATAGATAACTTGTATAGCACATTGTCCAGTTAGTTTTAAATCGTATGCTAATTGCCTTAAATCGTCTTTTTTAAATAAAGATATCATTCTTGCATATTGCTCTGGCTTTTTAGAACTGTTTGTAGCATCTAAACCTTTTCCGTATATCATTTGAGAGATACCAGTAATACAAGCACCAGATGTAGCACTTCCATTTGCTCGGTCTATCAAAAATTTGAAATAATTATTGTCATTGCCAAAAGAAACCCAATCCTTGTTTTTAGATTCTACAATTTTAGGAGAACTATAAGTTGATAGATTTACAAAGCTAATCTTTGAATCTTTCTTTTTAGCCACCGTTGGCTTTCTGTATTTATTTATATGTTTACTCATAATATTATAAAATCGTTATTACCACTCTTTGATTTATATTCGTCTTTATTGACTGAATAGCTTTCGTTATTTGATTGGTTTGTTGATTGTGCAGTACAAAATATTTTATCTCTGTAAATTATATCCAGATCAGTTGTATTAACTAATCCATCCGCTTCTAAAGAACTCAATAAACAAGTGTTATCTTCAAATGTTCCACCTAAAGCAATAACTCTTTGCTTAAATTGCTTATAGCTTCCTCTTATTTCATAAACTTTTAAATCATAAAAATGCCCTTCTTTTAAAGAAAAAATATTAGATAGTTCTAAATAATTACCTTTAATCTCTGCTTTAGGAAGTGTAAAAGAAACAACGTTATTTGTACTGTCATCTCTTAAACTTATTGTTACAGATGTTGCATATACTCTAGGTATAATTTTTATAGTTTGTGTAGTTGATATAGGTAATAGATGTATCATTATATATATAATGAATTTATAAGGTATTTTTATTTATTTAACCAAAAAAAAAGGCAACCTATGATGATTGCCTTTTTTAAAATAAAAAATTAGATTATGCGTTTGGGTCAATTTGAGCCGCTGCATCTAAATTATCTAAAACTCCACCAGTTGTAAAGTTTGGTGCGTTTCTTTCGTTAGCAACCATAGTTAAATTAAATGAACTAGCATCGCCCATACTTGCTCCAGTCAAAATTGAACCCCCAGTAGTATCACTTCCGTGCTCTAAACCTACTAAGAATACGTTTCCGTTATAGTCTTCAACCGCAATGTGTGGTCTTGATACTGCTAGTATAGCTATTTCAGCCTGTGTAGCACTGTCTAATATAGGTAAAACTAAATTTAATGTTTGTGTATAGAATGTCGTTCCAGCTTCGCTAGAACTCGTTATACTTGTCTCTAATGATGAAGCACCTTTGATATCGTATTTGTACCAAATATTTGCTCCAGATATTCCTGTAATGTCTGCTCCACTTACTCCGCCAGTTAAAGTACCTAAAGTACCATAATCTGCAAAATAAATATTTTTCAAACCGCCGACTGATGTGCGGCATCCAATAGCCCTTCCGGCTGTTAACGTGCATGGCATAATTATATATTTTTTTAAGTTATTAAAAAAAAGGGTAAGCAGATGAACCACCTACCCCTTATTGTTATTATTTATTTGTTATTAAGCGTAGAAAACTGTGTCCTCTAAAATTGCTATTTGCACACTTGCGGTATAACGAGCGATAAAACGCACATTTTTACTTCCATCCAAGTCAGCCATATCTAAAACTTTGATTTCATTCTGGTCAGATAATAAACCAGTTCCAAAATACAAGTTAGATTTTAAAGTAGAAACCATATTATTGTCAGCTAATCCATTTGCAGCTACAATTTTGATTCCATCGAAATATTGAACATCAACATCTTGATTTGCTCCTAAACCGTTTACACCATTTGCTCCAACTCCGTTAGCAGCGAATCCACCTAATGCTCTTTTGTATGCTCTAAAAATATTTTGAGATACATAGATATATAAATCTTCGTTACCATATAAAGAAGATGGTACTGCATCAGCAACCTTTCCTAATTCAGCAATAACGTTTGTAGCATTAACACCCCCAGCAACTTTAGTAATGTCTTGTCCAGCTGGTAAAGTAGCAGCAGTTAACAA